CGCCGCCGCTAAAATTGACCCAGCCCAACAACAAGTAAACACTAACAGTCAAATTTGGCAGGTAACCGCAGGTACACAGATTATTCAATTGATTGATCAAATTATGCGTAGCAGTAGTTATATAACCGGTCAGCAAAATGCTCAAATTAGTCCAGTATATGATCCAAAAACTGGATTACAAACACAAACGGCTAATCCAAAACCCGGTAATGGAACAACCGCGTGGTATAAAGTTACACTGCAAGCAAAAGATTTGGGCTATGACAATATAAGAAAAGATCATGCATACAATATGACATTTATTGTTGCGCCTTATGCAATTACACAAATGGCTAGCCAGTACTTTCCTGATAGTCGATATCGCGGCAGCCACAAAAGTTACAATTATTGGTTTACTGGATTAAACACACAAATTTTAAATTTTGAACAAGAGTATAATAGTTATTATCGTTTGACTTTAACCGGTGCTGGTAAAAATTTGGCAGCCAAAACAACCCATGATTTTAGAGATCAATATCGTAGGACCTACATGGCCGCAAGCGAAAATCATGCTCAAGGTCAACCAGGCGATGCTAATAATCCTAGCGACAGTGGTGCAAGTTTTCTATACAGTCCAACAGACCAAGCAAAAGTAAATTTAAAAATTGTAGGTGATCCTGCATGGATGCAACAAGGTGAGGTTGGTATAGGTATGGTTGCTAATGCTTTTAATTTTAATCCGTATCTTGCTGATGGTACTATTAATTACGATAGTCAAGAAATAGTGTTTGATGTTAGTTTTAATGCACCACAAGATTATAATTTTAGTACCGGTATTGTAGATGTTAATTCTAAAACTGGCCAACCGCAAGAAAATTTTACCTATACTGCAATCAAATGCAAAAATACTTTTAGTAAAGGACGATTTGAACAACAATTAGAAGGCCGATTATTAATTGAATATACTAAAGATGCGGCCGCTACAAAGGCCGCGGCTGCCAATGGAAGACCAGGTGCGCCTCTTGCCCCAACAGTTACTGGTAGTCGAGACACAACAAATAGCGTTGTTAGTGCAGCCGACGAAGCAAATCCAGATTTATGGAATGACGGCACTGCGACCCAAAGTACCGGTGCGAGAACTGAGGATGAATTTAACGCCGATAATCCGCCAACACCGCAACCCGCTGCACCCCCTGGGAATCCGACATCATCCGGCGATATAGATGTATTTGCCGGATTAGCCGGAACTGCACCACCAGCGTCTGGTGGTGGCAGTGGAGAAATAGTAGCAACACCACCACAACTAATAGCACAGGACGATAATTAATGGCCGGCGAAAATATATCAAAAACAACAGGGCAACCCAAGAATTATAAATTTGATCGTGGGGGTATGCCCACGGAGTTTGGTCCATTTATTGGCCGAGTAATGAACAATGTTGATTCTGCTCGTACTGGCAGACTACAAGTTTATATTGAACAATTTGGCGGGTCAGACCCGACCAACAAAGATTTATGGCGATATGTAAATTATTGCCCACCATTTTACGGAGCAACCCCCAAAGGCGGAAGTGCTGGTACCGGAACATTTGTACAGGGTAATCAGCAAAGTTACGGCATGTGGTTTACGCCTCCTGATATCGGAGTCAGTGTATTATGTTTCTTTGTAGCAGGAGATCCTAAACAAGGATATTATGTAGGTTGCATACCAGACCAGGGAATCACACATATGATTCCGGCGATCGGGTCGGTTACTAAGTCACAAGCACTTACACAAAATAAAGACCAGGCTAGTTATTTTGGTGGAGCAGCAAAACTACCTGTAACAGAAATTAATAATACTAACTTAAAAATTGCTGACAATCCTAAATACTTTGAGCAACAAAAACCAGTGCATTCTTATGTAGCGGGCGTATTATTTCAACAAGGACTAATCAATGATGAGGTCAGAGGATCAATCGGATCAACTAGTCAACGAGAAAGCCCAAGTAACTGCTATGGTATTAGCACCCCGGGTCGTGCAATTTATGCAGGTAGTATACTCAAAGATGGTGATGCTAGTGTTAATAGTAAATCGCTAACAGGCGTAAAACCAGCCGACGCCAATGTCATTGGCCGCCGCGGAGGCCACACGTTTGTCATGGATGATGGTGACCTACAGGGCAACGATAATTTAATACGTATCCGTACCTCCAAAGGTCATCAGATAACTATGAGTGATGACGGTAACTGTTTTTATATTTGTCACGCCAACGGCCAGGCCTGGATAGAGTTAGGGCAAGAGGGCACACTGGATGTATATGCTACTAACAGTATTAACCTACGCACACAAGGCACACTAAATTTACACGCAGACCAAGACATTAATATGTTTTCGGGCGGCAATCTTAACATAAAAAGCACCAACGCAACTACTATACAAAGCGAGAGTGATTTAAGTTTATCAAACAAAGGTCAGTTAAGTTTGTTTAGTCAAGGCGGAATTGGAATAAAAGCCATTGGTACTTTAGCAATTAGTAGTCAACTTGGCAGTTGGGCCACAAGTTCAACTCTGAGTTTTAATGGAGAAAAAATACAACTTAACGGCGGCCAAATAATTGAGGTGCCCGCGCCAAAAGGGTTAACCACATATATACAACCTAACACAGAATTTAATACTACCACAGGATGGGTAGTTTCTCCTAGTGGCACAGAAAGTATCGTAACACGGGCACCCACCCACGAACCATATCCGTATCATAATATGGGTATTGCTAACTCAGTAAATCTTGGTGATGGTAGTGGTAGTCCTCCGCCAGATGCACCAGATGTTCCAGACGGGGTTACAATTACAGCAACATGAGTCAATTTAAATATACCCTTCCTTCCGGTGCAAAGTTTACCATGAATACTCCTGATGGAACGACCCAAACACAGGCTGATAAAATATTTTATACTCAAGTGGCCGCAGGATCTTTGGTAGGATTTACCGCCGGACAAAGTATAAGCAGTACGCAGTCAACCGCGGTTAAATTTGCCCTTAGTCGGTTAGATCGTGGTACTGCTGGAGTTCCTGATACTGTTATTTTGGCCATTGTTAACGGATTACCTACAATTACAGGTATACCATCACTAGTAAATATTCCTTTACAAAATCCAATTACCGCAGCCAATATTGCCAGCATTAAATCCACTAGTTTTACTCCTGCGCCAATTGGGCCATTAAGTTCAAGTCAGGTACAGGGAATAATGGCCCAGGTAGCAAACTTTGTTGACCAACCAGCCAATGTTATGACCAATGACAAAGGTGTTGGCCAGTATGGATTAGATTGTCAGCAATTGGAACAAGCTGGCTATGTTAAACCCGGGACCTATCAACAATTTATATTTGATCCAAGTCCGTTAACTGATGTAATGTCTGCTCCTGGAATTTTTACAGGATTAAACGGAGTTAACACCGCTCAAGAATTTCTCAATAATCCAGCCGCACAAAATGGAGCTATGAGCTCATTGATGAGCAATGCCTATGATAGTTTAACAGCCACCGGTACTATCACACCACCAACTGCTTCGTCGGTGAGTGCATTGGTGGGGAAAGTATATACCCAAAGCGGATTACAATCTCTGTCAGCGGTAAGTGCTGCCAGTGGTATATCTTTTTCTATACCCAATCTTAGTAGCTTAACCGCAGGCTTGCCTAATTTAAGTAGTTTAACATCTGCACTACCTGATGTCAGCGGAATAACCACAGCCTTGGCCAATTCGCCAGTGGGAGGGTTGTTGTCTTCAGCAACTACAAATTTAAGTACCTTGGCGTCTGGGGCTGTAAACATTCCCGGAGTAGGAAGTCTGCAAAATATAAGCGGTGCAGTTGATAAATTAACCTCAGGAGTAACTGCTGATGTTGGCGCATTGATTACAAACGCAAGTAAGTTTGGTACTGCGGCCGCCGCATCATGGGCCAGTAGTTTGCCCAGCATTAGTAGTTTAACTTCTAATTTGCCTAGTATTAGTAGTTTAACATCTGCATTACCAACTCTTCCGGGTCTGCCCAGCGTGGCATCTCTTACAACAGATCTTAACGTGTTAGGCAAGGCCGCACAATTTGCCACCGGAGCCACAAATCCATTAACCAGCCTAAGTAACCTGGGCAGCGTAAATTTACCTAGTTTAAGCAGCTTAACCGCCGGCCTTCCAAGTTTAAGTAGTCTATCTTCTGGCCTTCCGAGTTTAAGTAGTCTATCTTCTGGCCTGCCTAGTCTGAGTAGTCTAGCATCTAGTTTGCCAAGTCTAAGTAGTTTAACTTCTAAATTGCCCAATTTAAGTGCGTTAACTGCTGGCTTGCCAAGTTTAAGTAGCCTTGGAAATCTTGGCAGCTTGTCAAAGTTAACTGATTTGTTTGGCGCAGGGGCTGGCAGTTTACTCGGTGGGTCAACTGATCCGTTAGTTGCCGCTACGTCGCCTGGCCCAGGGTTTAACAATACTGTAAATCGAGCCACATTAGATGCAGCTACTACACGAATATTAGGCAATCCTAAAATTCCTACACCAAGTTTTGACTATCCAGATCCTAATTCGCCTTCTGCAAAAGCTGCACTTGATATCGATTACGCAAAAACAAAACTACAAGAGTTGCAGGGACAAGGAACAGCATTGCTTACTCAAGCACAAGGCGCCGTGGACAGCGCCGGTAGCGGGATACCAGTGTTTAAAGCATCTCAAGTTAATCAAATTCTTGGATAATTTTAATAGAGTAAATACAAGATGCCTACATTTATTGGATTTAACACAATCAATCAAAACAAGAAGTTTACCGCTGTAGACTTTAATTTGATTAAAATTGACCTACTTAATGCGTTTAACATACGCCAAGGTGAGCTAGTTGGCCGTCCGGGGTACGGTACAGGGCTTTGGAATTATCTGTTTGAGAATCAAACACAAGAAACACAACAATTAATCTACACTGAAATACAACGAGTTTGTGCCGGAGATCCTAGGATTTTTATCAGCGGCATACAAATGTTCCCCCAAGAAAACGGCCTGCTTGTACAAGTGGGTATTGCTGTAGTGCCCAGTACCAATGCTCAAATGTTAAGCATCTTTTTTAATCAACAACAGCGCACAGCTACCTACGTTTAACTACCCAGTTTATTAAAACCATAAATACTTTAACACTGGAATAACTATGGCCACTACCAATACAACT